CAAACTTTTCTCTTTCAGAGATTCGATCTTTTCTTGATATGCCTCACATAGAAGTTTAGCAGTGATGATAAAACCTCTATCCAACAATTCCGCTTCTTTCTGATACAGTTTGGCTTTTACGGCTTTCAGGTAGTTGTTGAGACTTTTGGCTTCCTCATCTTTACCTTTTACTTGTTGTTTGGTTTTATCCCAAGATGTGGCTTTTACCTTTTTGCCAGTAGAAAAGCCACATCTTTCACCATTTACGGTAATCAATACTTCAATAATTGTAGTACCGTCTTTTCTAACTCTGTTTTCTCTTATAAAAAAGAGAGTGGAAAATGAACTTCTAACCATTTGTTTAATCTTTAAAATTAGACATTTAGAAGTCCTTTGAATGATTTGTATAATACTATGCGTTAGATTGTTATGTCAAAATTTGCAGCCATTTTTGGAAAAATGTAAAATGGCTGTGATTTGGCTGCAAAACATCTTCTATTTTACTCGTTTCAGAAAGGAAAAACGGTGAGTCTTTCCTATAGGAGAAAGAAGGTGATAGAAGAGATTTTGAGTATTTCTTATAACCAATCCCAATGCTTTACAGATAAGATTTGTTGTTTAAAGAAGTATTTGATTGGGTAAGAAAGAAGAAGCATATAAGATATTTCAATAAACAAAAAAACTCCCGTAACCATAACGATTACAGGAGTTTATATATTTAGAAATAACTTAAATTACTTCTTCATAGCTTCCTCGATAGCAACAGCCACTGCAACCGTAGCACCTACCATCGGGTTGTTACCCATACCCAGGAATCCCATCATCTCAACGTGAGCAGGTACGGATGAAGAACCAGCGAACTGAGCGTCACCGTGCATACGGCCCATCGTGTCGGTCATACTATGGGTAACTTGCTATAAACTCCTTTAAGAAACATTGTCTTGTCTGTAAAGTGCTATTTTACAGTAATATACAAATGTATTAAAGAACTTCGTTTTATTATTGTTTTTGTTTTATTCTAAAATGGCTGTGAATAAGCCACGAAATTATTGCGTCTTGCTTATATTTCTGTTACTTCTCCTGTCTCCACATCAACAGTAAAAATAACTTGTTTCTTACTTCCGTCATAATTGGTAATATCAATCTGGTATTTCCATATTGGATTACTTTGTTCTAAGATTGTTGAATTGATGCGGGCATTATCTTCAACACCTTTTAAAGAAGGGATAGAGGTCTTCCAAACATCTTTTCCCGTTTGATAATTATATCTGATAATAAAGTAATCACTTTCACGGTCAATAAAAATTCCTTCTGTATAAGAGATTGGAACTGGATTGAAGTCTCCATTTACAAAATTCCCCTTCCATTCTGCAATCTTTTTTCCATCAGGTGATAATATGATAGAATAAGTACAATTCTCAATCATATTTAATACAAAAATACTTCCTTGAAACCAATAAGGATTTGCAATAGCTGGATAATTAAGAGGATAGACAATTATTTCATTACCATTTAAAAGGAAAATATCTTTGGAAACTATATCACTTGATGTTAAAAGGGTATTTTCTCTATGAAGATATGAAAGTGCAGCAGTAAATCCCCAATTCGTTTTGTAAATATCTGATCTAAAATCAAATGCAGTAACATTAAAAAGCTCTGTTTCGCCATAACCTTTATCAATTTTTATTGTACGTTCGACTGTTTTTGTTCCGTTCCATTCTTTCAATTGCTCCTTTGTATGATTATCAAACATACCGATCCACATTTTTTCATTTTTAATACCTGTCAAGAATGCTGTATCTTCATTATAAGCACATGGAGTAATGCTTAACATATCAAAGCCTTCTCGATTTTTTACTTTGTAATCGTAAAAATTATTTCTTCTCTCCTGTTCCCATTCTTCACTACCCATCAACGGATCCTTATCACAACTGGATAACAGTAACAAAGAACAGATAACAAACATACATACATTAAAAACTCTATTCATCTTGATTCTTGTTGTTTTTTCCTGTCCCCTTTGGAAAGATTAATAAATAAAAAAGGTGTGGGAACACTATTGGCTTTATCCTATTATCAGGCTCTCGCATTGCCTATGGTACGGATAAAGCAACAGCAACCCACACCAGTTTTGTATATAATTTATCCTCACAGATAAGTATATATCAAATGATGCGAGTGCTATTGCTATCATCTTCGTACCATTTTCAAATTTGCGAGATTTGATAATAGAAGATAATTTCAATAACACCTTTCGTTAAACGTATGTCCTCTCACACTGTGTCCTATCTCTTTAGGCGTATGAGATTGGGACAAAAGTACGAAAAGCGTTTTATAATTCAATGGTTTAAATAAAAATATATCGTTTAATCCTTTATCGCCTTATACAAGAAGGTAAAAAGAAGGATAAACGGAATGATCGGATAGATTAACAACACTATCAGGTACACAATGGCGGCAATTAAGATATAAAGTATTATTTCCATGTCTCACAATCTTAAATCCGTCCGTTTTCAGAATAACTGTAATAAGTCTCATCCGTTATGATAAGATGATCCAGAAGGTTGATACCAATCAATTTGGCAATCTCTTTTACTCTTTTTGTCACTTGATCGTCTTGCATACTTGGTTGTATGTTTCCAGACGGATGATTGTGTGCCAATATGATGGCAGAAGCATTACCCAATATTGCAGCCTGCATAATAATGCGTATATCCGCAGAGGTTTCATTCAATCCACCTTCTGAAATATGGCAAACGCCTAATACCTTGTTGGCTCTATTCATTAAAATGACTTTGAAAAACTCTTTGTACTGTATTGTTTCAGAATCAAATACAGATAAAAGGATTTTATAAGCATTTTCAGCGGATAAGATTTTCTCTCTTTCAGAGGCTTTAATCTTTGACTTGTAAGTGAGTTTCACTTCACATACCTTGTACTGACTTTCCATAATGATATAAATTTGATTTTTGTTGATAATTCCTGTGTATCGGCTTGGTTTTAATCCTTCGTAGTGTTGAGGATTACACCATATAAAAGAGAAGAGGAGTAAATACCGCAGTCTGTTGTTGAGTCTCTGTCCGTTAAAAATCTCTTTCCCTTGTTTCCAAAGTTCGATAGGCATTTATCCGTTTTCGAAAAAGAGATTCAGAGGTAGATCACTTGCATATTTTTCACTTCTCTATCACCTACTGAGGGGGGACTTTAAGATAAGTGCGGTTAGGCTCTCGTTTCATACATGAGAATTTGATCCATAGTGCTTTTTCAGAGTTGAGGTATGCTTTATCTCTGTAATTTGGTTTGAAGGAAATTATTTTGATATAAAGGTTCATAAATAAAAAATCCTTCGAAGCAAACCTCCGAAGGATTCTGATTCATAGTAGAAGTATGTTTTTCTGAGATCACGCAACATTTTTTGAACAGGGTCTATAAAATCATTATTCTCTCAAAAATGTTGCACTGTCATATCTTTGATTCAACTAATAAAAATTTACGACTTCCACCTGTATTAATCTCCTTCACATGGAAAAACTCTTTTATGGATTGTCCTGTTATCGTTTTCTGGGGAGTTACTCCGGTAAGTGCATAAATACGGGTTAATTCCTCTTTGATGTATTTCTTCGTATATTTTTGTCCCACTTTGAAGGAGTTCTTTATCAACTGGATAAATTCCGTGCCTTCTGTCTTTTCCCTGTATTGCTTCAAAATCATAGCCTCTTTGATTCGCTTTACGGAATAATCCAGCGATTCGATCATCTCCTTTCCAATCTCTTCGTATGCTCCATAAATAAACGAATCAGCCTTTCTCAAATCTTCTTTGTAGTTACGGATCATCTCGGTTTCATCATCACCTTTCAACAATTCCAATTGGCGGACAACTTCTTTGCGCTTATCTTTCAAAGACGTATATTTACTTTCTTTTTTCAACCTTTCGAAATCTCCAAAAGGGAAATAGGCAGATTCCACATCCAAATCAAATAATCGGTTGCTCCTGTAGCTTGCAATCAGTTTTTCTTGCGCATTGTAACTTGATTTGAGTAGGGCTTCATCCACATAGTTGTCAATAGCAAAGAAATTTTCTTTTCCATCTTTATTCAGCATTTGATTGAATGGCAGTACTTTCAAGGCTTCACGATAGGCATTTCTTGCTTCCTCGGAAGTTGCACAGTCGTAAAATGTCTTTATTTTATCATAAACTTCTTTACTCACTTGCAAGTATATACCAATTTCTTCTTCTGTGCGGACTGGTAAATTTGGATTTGTGTTAAAGATGTGACACACACGGTTTACCCCATTACGGAATCTTCCGATTGCCTGTATTGCATCCGTATGCGGATCGATCATAGAGTATTCAGAGAAATATACGTCTGAAATCATAATGACTGTAGGCTTTATTTTCAGCTCAATATCCAGTGCATTGTAGAAACGACTGGTAAAGAAGTTGTATTTCTTCATTCTGGATTTGCTCCATTGTTCGAATGCGTGTTTGAATTTCTTATTTTTCAGTTTTTCCACACTCTTCTTTGCGCAGAATACGGTAGATTCATTTTCAATATCCAGTTGCTTGATAAAGGAATAGATCATATCCGTAGAGTTTACAAAGAGACAAATGTCAGTTGCATCCAGTTTGTCGAGTGTCCTTTTCAACTGCTCCAATACGTTGTTTGTATGGATTAATGAAACAGGAAGTTTATATTCAAATGCAGGTTCAATCCGGATAATTTGGAATTTCTGCATTTCGAATCGTGGATCACTGAAAGAAATGGGAGTCGCAGATACCAAAGCCTTTTCATTGAACAAGAAGAAATCATCGAACGGAAGAGTTATATCCGATCTGTAATCTGCATCTTTCACGATCTTATGGCATTCATCGAACAAAAGAAAGCATGTACCATATATATCCATGTCCATTAATTCAAAAGCGTCTTTCACTTTTTGAAAACTTTCGGGAGTAGTCAGGATTTTTGTTCTCTTATCTGCTGATTTTTCCAGATACTTAATGACATCTTCCGTATAGACACCTTCGTAAACTCCAAACAGGTTATCCTCTTTATGTTTGGGATCATTGCATTTGCCAACGATAACAGGAACATTCGGTTCGATAATGATGGAATTACGGTCTGCCTTTAATTCTCCGTAAGTGGCTCCCAAACCTGTAAGTGTCTTATATAATATGGTATTGGTTGGAATCATTGGAAGTACTTCTGTCAGATATTGGATTTTACCGTTTTCGTTTTTATTGATTTGAATTATTTGAGTATTCATTGTTTTTTCTGTTTTAAATGGTTCGTAAATGAGAGAGGAAGCGGAAAAGACTTCCTCTCATTGTTTTTCTTTTATCAGATCAATTCTTTTTCAGTCAGGTATTCCATCAAGTCATCCGTTCTTTTCAATCGAAATATGATCTTTCCTTTTTTATAAGAGGCATAAGCGGTGATATATCCGTTAGTCTCACGGAATAAAGGAACGAATTGCAGAACTTTACCGCTTTCGACCAACTGCTTGAACATTGCGAGTTGCAAATCATTGTCTTTATCCTCTTTGTAGGCTTCCACATTTTTCGGTTCAGTTCCGAAATCTTCCGTTTTGCCCTCTTTCAGATACCCCATCAGCCAAATAAGTTCTTTTTGATTCAAGATTAATTTGAAGCCTGCCATGCTTCGGGATTCCAACCAAGCATAAGGAAAATTGTCTTTACCTGTCTTGAACTGGATGGTCAGGTTTTCGTACTTATTCATCATCAGTTTAGCTGCATTGTGTGCACCCATGTTGTCATACTCTCTTACTGTTTTGTTCTCGAAGTTGATATTTAAAATTTCCATCTCTTTTTATTTTTGTTCTTCCCTCTTTCCTGTTCGGGAGTTCAGGTAATCAGCGAATCGAGATGTGCACCTCTCGTTGTTGATTACACTGCAAAGGTGCGGGTATTTTGTAGGGTGGGGTAGGAACAAAAAAAGGGGACAAATTTGTTCCCCTTAGTCAGTATGTGAAAGTTCCGTTTGGCAGTTGGTAGTCTTTGTATCTCTTTATCAGCGTTTTCAAGTAGTCAGGATCGATTGATATGCTTTCATTTTGGATAATTCCAGTGAAGAAAATTAAATCGCCAATCAGTTGCTTTTCTCTCTTAGATGGTGAATCTTTTATCTTCCGTTTGGAAATGATGGACTGATAAGAGTTGAAGAAAGTGATAAAATGAAGGTAGAAGGCATAAGCCAATACGGAAGTGGACTCAGAGGTTTCAGACTTCATATAGGATTTTATGTTTTGCCAGTTCCAATCGTCAGAGGTGTCAACATCTTCTTTAAGCCTTGAACATATACGAAGTATGGTAGGACAATCCTCAATGGTATATTTCTTCTTTCCAATGCAGAATGTGATCTTTGTCTCTTCTTTGAAAGTGGGAGATTGCAACGGGTGAAGTTCTGTATTTTCCGTTATTTTGTCAATGATGGTTTGTAAGGCTGTCAATGAGGATATATGTTTGATCCCATCCGTGCATTGATTATAAGAGAAATCATATACGAATAATAATAAATGCCAGAATTTCTCAATGTCCATTTCAAAGAAAGTTAGTGTCTCTCCAAATTCTTCACGGGATAAAAATTCATTCAGTCTTGCTTTCAATTTATCCAGCTTCTTCAATCCGCTTTTGGTTGCAGAAGTATTGTAACGTGAGATATACCGCTCCAATAATGGCGATCCGTAGAAATCCTCAAAAGGTTCGATTAATGTAGCCAAATGAAAGACATACTCCAATGCAGGAAGTTGATCGTCATGGGGTAATTTGTCTGGAAGTGTAAACATGAGATTCTTCTTTTAAATGGTGATTGTGCAAAGATAAAGGATAAAAAGAATCCCGTCCCCATTTCTGGAAACAGGATTCTTGGGTTTAGAGTAGGTTTTATTAATCGAATAGATCAACAATTTGATCCATTTGTTTAGCAATACTTTCATCCACCAGTTTTGCATAGTGAGCGGTCATACGGGTATTTGTGTGTCCTAACATCTTAGAAACAACTTCCAAAGAAATGTTATTTGCCAGAGTTACTGTACTTGCAAAGGTATGACGGCTTGTGTGATAGGTTATCCGTTTGTTGATATTACAAAGTATTGCAATGTCTTTCAGATACTTATTTATATCTGCTGGATCTTGGATAGGTAATAGTTTGTCACCACCTTTGTATTTTTCTAAGATCATTTTTGCCATTGGTAATAATGGGATTCTGGAAAGAACACCTGTTTTGATCCTTCGTTTCTTAATCCAAATTCTTCCATTCTGATCTTTTTCAAAATGTGCGGTGGTGAGAGTTTTCACATCTATGTAACTCAATCCAGTGAAACAGCCAAACAAAAACATATCTCTGGCTTTTTCCAATCGGGGTAAAGGGGTATCGAAATTGATAATTCTCCTGAGTTCTTCTTCGTCCAAAAAGTCAATTTCAACTGCTTCTCGTTCCACTTTGTATGTGGCAAAGGGATTGAAAGATATGTACGAATTTGCAACAGCCAGATTGATTATCTTCTTTAGTAGCTTCAAATGTTTTGTAGATGAGTTTTGGCACATGCCCTTATCTATCCTCAAAAATGAATGAAACGACTGTATGAAGTTTAAATTGAGTTCACGCAAATACATATCTTCTCTTTTGTATTTCTGTTGTATGAACTCTTTGAGTAATCTTACAGTATATTCAGAAATCCAATAAGTAGCCTTAGAAACTCCGTTACCAATTAATTTTTCTTGTTCGTGATTATGTTCTGTAAAGACCTCAAACAAACTTTTCTCTTTCAGAGATTCGATCTTTTCTTGATATGCCTCACATAGAAGTTTAGCAGTGATGATAAAACCTCTATCCAACAATTCCGCTTCTTT